TACGGCTACGGCTACGGCTCCGGCTACGGCTCCGGCTCCGGCTACGGCTCCGGCTACGGCTCCGGCTACGGCTACGGCTACGGCTACGGCTGAATACCGCCATTATAATTGGGCCGCCCGATGGGCGGCCCAATTCCCCTTGAATTGCGCTTGTCAAGGGGGAAATTCATGAACCTGGCCGATGAAGTCATCAAGGCGCTGAAGCGCGACTTCGGATTTAAGAAGGTGCGCGGCGCGTGGATGCAGGAAGGCACCTGCCCCCAATGCGGCAAGCGCGAAGCCTATTGCGCCGCCGAAGAACCCAAGATTGTGCGCTGCGGTCGCGCCGACCGCTGTGGCTGGGAAGACACCGTCCGCAACCTGCTGCCCGACCTGTTCGAAGACTGGTCGAAGCGCTTCCCACCAACCGAAGCCAACCCCGACGCCGCCGCCGAAGCCTACCTGACCCACGAACGCGGGCTTGACCTGCGCTTCCTGCGCGGCAGCTTCAGCCAGGAACTGTTCCGCGATCGCGACACCGGCCAGACCAGCGCGACAATCCGCTTCCCGATCGGCGATTCCTATTGGGAACGGATCATCGACAAGCCGGGCCGGTTCGCGAAGAAAGCCAATTTCAAATATGGCGGCAGCTGCTCGGGGCATTGCTGGTCGCCGGTCGGGCTCGACATTGCCGCGCTCGCGAAAGCCGATGCGATCTGGATTACCGAAGGCATCTTTGACGCGGTCGCGCTGCACCAGGGCGCGAAGCTGGCCGCTGTCTCGAACATGTCGGTCACCCCCTACCCCGAACACTTCCTGAAATCGCTGATCGATTATCTCGCAGCCGAAGGCATCGCCACCCGCCCGAAGCTGGTGTTCGCCTTCGATGTCGGTTCCGCCGGGGTCTATTACGCGAAGAAGCACATCAAGCGGGCAAAGCGCGAAGGCTGGGATGCCACCGCCGCGCAGGTTCGCCCCGATGGCGAAGGGGCGAAGCTCGACTGGAACGATCTGCTGCTGCGCCAGCAGGCGCACAAGGGCGCTGCCGAAGACGGCCCGCTGGGCCCGGATGCGATTGAAGAATATCTGCACAACGGCGCGATCACGATCGCCGAAGACCCCTATGATAAGGCGATGCTGATCTTCGAACGCGCTGCCAAACGCGCGCGCTCGATGCGCAGCTTCGACATGCGCCATGACAACCGGCTGTTCTGGGTTCGGTATGACGAAGAAAAGGGCCTGACCCTTCAGGAAATCGCCAACTGCGCCTTCCGCCTGCTCTATCGCGAGCGCGACGAAATCGCCGACGAAACCACCTATTTCGTCAAGATCGATTTCCCCGACCGCGCGGGCGAAGTGAAGGCGCGCTTTTCATCCGCCGCCTGCGCCAACTCGGGCGAATTCAAGAAGCGGTTGATGGCCTTCGCCGGAATGTGGAGCGGAACAGGCGAACAGCTTGACCGGATCATGAAGAACCAGACCCGGCGGCTGAAGGTTGTCGAGCCGGTCAGCTTCACCGGATATTCGAAAGACCATCGCGCCTGGCTGCTGGGCGATCTGGCGGTTCACCAGGGCCGCGTCCTTAAGGTCAATTCGGAAAACTACTTCGACATCGGCAAACACGCGGTCAAGCTGCGCAGCGCGGAGCGGATGCTCGCGATCGACTATGATCCCGATCAGCTGCGCTTCGACTGGCTCGAAGACCTGTGGACGGCTTACCGCGCGCGCGGGCTGATCGCTCTGGGGTTCTGGGTCATGTCGCTGTTCGCCGTCCAGATCCGGCAGCGTCACAAGTCGCTGGGCTTTCTCGAAATCACCGGCCCGCCCGGTTCGGGCAAGTCGACCCTGATCGAATTCCTTTGGAAGCTGCTGGGCCGCGATGGCTACGAAGGCTTCGACCCGAACAAGGCGAGCCGCGCCGCGCTCGCGCGCAACATGGTCAAGGTCGCGAACCTGCCGGTCGGCCTGATCGAAAGCGGGCGTGACGATGGCGGGCGCAACCATGCCCGCCAGTTCGACCCGAACGAATTGCTGGTTCTCTACAATGGCCGGTCACCGCGCTCGCTGGGCAAGAAAACCGGCGGCTTCGAAACCGAAGAACCGCCCTTTCTCGGCAGCATCTACTTGGTTCAGAACGATCGCATCGACGCGATGGCGGCGGTTCTCGAACGGCTGATGTCGATGTCGATCGACAAGTCGCTGTGGGGGCCGGGAACCAAGCAAGCCGCGCAGCGGCTCGAAGGCTGGCCGATTGAAGATTGCAGCGGAACCATCGTTCACATCGCCCGCGCCGAAGCCGCCTTCCTGCCATTTTTCTTCGACCGCTTCACCTTCCACGATTCCGACATGGCGCGCAGGGTCGATGGGCTGACCAACGCCCGCCCGATCAAATGTCATTCACAACTGGCCGCAGCGGTCGAAGCGCTGCCGAAGCTGTTCCCGAACTGCCGCGAGGATTGGGTCCGCGCGGCTATCGCCGAAGTTGATCGCATGGCGCTTGATCGCCAGCAATCTGCCGGGGGCGATCACCATCTGGTCGCCGATTTCTGGGAAAAGGTCGATTACCTGATCGATCGCGAAGGGCCCGAATACCACGCGCAGGGCAAGAGCCTGAACCGCCACCGCGAACACCAAAAGCTGATCGCGATCAATCTCCCCGATTTCGAAGCGCGCTGCCGACAGGCTGGCATTTTGCCGCCCCCGCTCGACCAGCTGAAGAAATTGCTGCGCGGGTCGAAGTCACGCCGCTGGCTTGCGACCAAGGCGGTCAATCCCCCCGCCCCGCAGGGCGAGAAAAGCCGCGTTCAGCAATGCTGGGTCTTCGAACAGCCCCGCGCGGCGAAGGAGCCGCTGATATGACCGCCCCCGCGATCACCCTGCTCCGCGCAACCCGGATCTGGAACGGCATCGAAAGCGTCGAACCGCCCGCGCTCGCGCACGATTACCCGCGCCTGCTGGCGATGGCTGAAGAAATGCTGGCCACCCGCTGCCAGCGCTTCCCCGACCTGATCGCACAAGGTCGCATCGCCCAGCGCGACGGCGATCTTGAAATTCTCGCCTTTGAATATCTGGTCCGGACATGGCGCTTCATCGTGTCGGGCGAAGGCGAGCCTGCCGGGCATGGCGCCGATCACATCCTGCGCGCCGCGATCGACGAAGCGATTGCCCGCATTGCCGACTTTGCCGCCGAACGCGGCGGTTTTTCCGAAACCCTCGGAGCCAAGGCGGAGGCGGTCATCGCCCTGCGCTGGCACCTTGAGCCTGGGCGCAAGACGATCGCGCTGGCCAGGCTGACCCACCAGCTGCGCGCCGACGCGCGCGCAGCGATCACCAGCAGAAGGGCTTCAGCATGACCCACATTCATTCGCTTCAATGCACCTGTCAGCACTGCCGTCACCCGCATTCGCCCACGCCGCTTGAACGCGAACATGTGTCGCGCCTTCATCCGCTCGTGCCGATGATCGGCTTGAGCGTGATCGCATGGGCGGTCATCGGCGCGCTGGCGCTCTTGGCGTGGGGGGCGTGGTCATGACCCAGCAGTTCACGCACACCTGCACCCGCTGCGGCCGCGAACATCGCAGCGGGCTCATGGCACCGCCGCCCAGCTGGCATTACAACGCCGATGGCACCGTCACCTGCGATGATTGCGCGCTGTTCCGCGGCGTCGAGCAACCGGCGACTGGCGCGACCCAGCCCCCGCCGGTTTCGCCCGAACCTGCGCCCGCAATCATCGACCTGTCGACATCGATCGAACTGCGGTCGGGCGCTTACCTGAACCTGGCCGACCCCGATTGCAGCGTTATTCAGCCGATCGATGTCGCCGCCGGGCTTCGGCAGGCGCGCTTCAGCGCCCAGACCGGGCAGTTCTACACCATCGCCCAGCATTCGGTTCTGGTGCTGCGCCTGGTCGAACGGTCGGCCAATGCCGTGGGCGGGCAGCGCGGGCTGGCGTTGAAGCGCTGCGCCTTGATGCACGACGCTGCCGAAGCCTTCATCCACGACATCACCCGCCCGCTCAAGATCCTGCTGCCCGACTATCGCGCGATCGAAGCGGTGCTGGAACGCCGCCTGGCCGAACGCTTCGGGCTCGAATGGACCTCGGGCCGACGCCAGCAGATCAAGCGCGCCGACATGGAAGCGCTCGCCATCGAAAAGCGCGACGTTCTGCGCTCTCGCCAGCGCTGGCCGGTCATCGAAAGCATCGCGGTCGAAACGCTCGAACGCTTCAGCATCCCCCGCGCATGGCACCCCGACGAAGCACAGGACCGCTTCCTGTCCGCCTTCGCCGACCTGTTCCCTGCAGAAACCGAAAGGAAAGCCGCGTGACCCGCTACGGGGCCGATGGCTTCATGTATGGCTGGCAGGGCGACCGCGCGATGATCGCCTTCCGCATGAACGCGCGGCAGATCAAATTCGTTCTGCCGATGCCTGATCGCACCGCCGACGAATTCAACAGCTACATGCGCGGTTCGAGCCGCTACCGACGCGAAGAAACCGCCGCCCACAAGCTCTGGGAGCAAGCCTGTCGCCAACGCTGGCGCGCGTTGGCGCTGGTCGTCAAGGCCAAGCTCGAAGCGGTCGAATGCGGGATCAGTGAATTCGACGATGAATTCATGGCCAACATCGTCATGCCCGATGGTTCGCAGATCGGCGATTGGGCGCGTCCCCAGATCGCGCAAATGTATGCCAGCGGCCAGATGCCCCCGCTCCTGCCGGGGCCTTCGTCATGACCCGCCGCTGGACCCCGATCCGTGAACAGAACCGCAGGCTGCGGGTGCTGAACGAAATTGGCCGCATCCGCGCGCTGACACCGATCGAAAGCGCCGAACTCGAAAGTCTCGAACGCCGCCGCGAACTGCGCCTCTACCGCGCCGCCATCGCCGATCAGGATCGCGCCCTGCGCGCCCGCGAAGACCAACTTGCGCGCACCCCCCAACCCAAAGGATTCG